GGGAAAAATTCGATCACGGTAGAAGACCACCCTTGGAAAGTCAGTTTCAAACTCGCGGACGGTGCGCAGTCGTGCACCGCCTGGGTTGGTGTCCAGCACCTTGAGCCTGCCATCAGCCTCGACCACCACGCCGACATGCAGACACAGCGCGCCACGGAACACCGCCGCAATGGCGCCGACCTCTGGAGGGCACGTTTCCATGCCCTGTTTCAGGTCGTGGTAAGCGTGGGTGTTCTCGCGTAGCCGGTCCTTGCCTACAGCGCCCAGGCTGGGCAGCAGCGGCAATCCCAGTAGTTGATGGCGTACCGCAATGCACAGCCCCCAGCAATCGAAGGCAACAGGTCCCCGGCCGCCATCCCGGTAAGGGGCGGATAAGTAGTGTTTGAGCATGGTTAGATGTACTTCAGGCCAGGTGCGACCAATGTAGTGAGTTTGTCTCGCGGGAACCCAATGTTCAGCAGGTCAAAGAACCCGCAGGAAAACTTGGCGGTGTTATCGGCGTACTCTCGATCCAACACCGTGAGGTGGTAAATCGATGTTGGATAGCTCAGATCGCTCAGCAGGTATTCGCGGTGAGTGATGTAAATCCGTTTCCCAGCAAGCCGGTATCCCTCGACGACCTTCTGCACGTTACCCAGGGTGTTGTCGATTTCGATGTTCAGGCTTTGGTATCCGCTGCCGTCACTCTTGGGCAGTGCATCCCCCATCGCCACACCCGGGAATGTCAGCTCCCTGCCGTCCTCGGTACCGCACGTCCAGTCATCGAAGCCCTGAGAAAACAGCAGTGTGGCGCTCTCTCCTTCAGCCCGGACTTCGACGGTCTTGATGATCATGTCTCCGCCAGAGGCGTAGCACTGTTCGATTGCGCTCATGCGATACCTCCTATCCAGCTTGGCGTTTCAGCCCGTATGCGGCCTCGAGTGAATCTGACGCCTCGTTTCCTCCGGATCGAATTTGCGCTGCCCATAGGTTCAGGTATTCAGAGCCATCAGAATTGGTACCGCGCTCGCTTTGCCCTGCACGAGACCTGTCCTCGATGAGATTTACGGTCAGGCCTTTCCCGCCTGCCCCTCCGCCTTGCGCGACCTGCTCCAGCGTTCGATCCAGCTTCGCGCTGGTTTGGGCCGTGGTGACACGCTCGCCTTTCTGAAGCAGCCAGGTGCCAGTTTCCGGTACCGCATCGATGCCGTCGTGTGCCATACCGGCCACAGAGCCGATCATCCCCATAAAACTGCCCGCTGCTCCCAGTGCGGAAGCCGCAGCCGCCGGCGCCGCAAACGGGCCAACGATAGGAATGGCTGCCGTCGAGGTGAAGGCGTTCAGAGCAGCCATGGCCACCTGAGCCGTTCCCCACTGAATCAGCATCTTCAGCGCGGAACTGGCGAACGTCGCGGCCATGTCCGAGAAAGACAGCTTGCCGGTGGTCACGAAGTTGTACAGCGCGTCATTCATGCCGGAGAAGGCATCGGTGAACATATCCTTGGTCTGGCCGGAAATGTCCCTGCTCTGATCCAGATAGTTATTCCAAGCATCGCCAACACCGTCCATCCAGTTGCTCTGGGCGGCATCGAGCTGGTTGTAATAGTCCTGCTGGATCACCATGCGTTCGGCGAGTGCCTCGCTGAGCAGCTCGGTTTCCTGCTCGTACAGCTCCTGACTGATATCACCAGCATTGCGCTGTTTGAACAGGTCAGAGACCTGCTTGTCATGCTCCTGTTGGATTTCCAGATCAGCCTGTAGACGCTCTTTCAGCTTATCGCCGGAGCCTGCGCCGGATAGTTCAATTCTGTAACCCTGCCTGATCGTTTGGTTGGTGTCTTTCAGGGTTGCTCCGAATGCAGCCAGCTTGGCGGCGTCTTCGTTGGCCTGTTTCAGCTGTTTCAGGCTGTCCAGTTCGACAGCCAGACCTTCAAGGCGCTTTTGCTGCAGGGCATTGATGCCGACCAACTTGCCGCTTTCAATCTCAAACTGCAGCTTGGCTACTTCCGTGGCATTTTTACGCGCATCAGTGGTGGTATTGATAAGCTCGATTTGACGCTGATAATCCTCTTCCGTAGACGCGAATTTCTTCTGCACCTCGGAAACCGACTTGGTGTCAGCTTTCTGCATTTTGAGACTGGCATTAACCTTGTCGATCGCAGCAGCGTGCTTGAGCGCTTCTTTTTCAGACTCTGGATCCAGCTTGAGAATGCCTGCGGAAAGCTGCGCCCGAAGTTTTTCAACCTCAGTCAGCTTTCCGGCGACGACTGCCTGTTTTTTCAGACTGTCCAGATAGCTCTGGCCCGCTTTGTCGCTGGCAAATCGCACACCATTCAGCTCTGCCTGAGTTTTCTGGATGGCGCCTTTGAGCGCCTCTACCCGCTCGCCTGCCTGGTCCAGCGGCAACGCAAAAGGCACGTCACCGCCCGAGTCAGCGCCCGACTGCAAGCGGTCGTACACCTCTTCAGCATTTTTGAGTTCAGATTGAAGGCCATCAAGGGCGCCGCTCAGCTGTTCAAAAGAACGCTTACCCAGATCATCAGGCAACATCCCTTTAACAGCACGACGAATGCGCGTAGACGCATCATCAAATGCGTTTGCAGCCTTGCTTGTACCTTCTTCAGCTTTGTCGCCAAAGTCCAAAAACGAATAGGCGATAAGGCCCACAGTGATAATCAGTCCGGGCCAGCCAGCGGCCAGAGAAAGCAAGGTGCGGCCTGCTTTTGCAGCCATCGCAAAAGCTGCGCCAAGAGCAGTGCTACTGGCGGCCCATGCGGCCATTGTTGATGTTGCGGCCACTTGCGCTACGGCCAGTTGCCCATTGACCACGGCAAGCGCTTCAGTCGCAACGGTGCGTTGTGCCAGGGATGCAGTGACGGCCGCAGAACCGGCAATGGTGGTTGCCGTCAACTGCGCCTCGGCGGCGGTAAGCTGCCGAATGATCGCCGTTTCTGCCAATCGCAGCTCGGCCATCCGGGCGACCGATTGCTGCCGGCCAATATCAGAGATTTGCGCACGTAGGCGCTGCTGTTCAAGCTCAAGTTCGGCCACTAATGCCTGGCGAACAGTTTGCAGACGCGCTAAATCAGCCGTCTGCACTTGGCGCGACGCAAGCACCGACGCCTCAGCACTGGCAACGGAGCTTCGCGCCCTCGCCAAATCTGCAACAACACCTGCCTTTACAGCCTCAAGCCTGCGCACTTCACCCGCCGTGGCAACAGAATTTGCCAGTGCAAGCTCGGAGGACGCCTTGATGTTGACGCCCATTGCATAAGCATTGCTGATCAGCGCTCCCGCTGTTCTTCCCAAAACGACCAACAGCCCGGCTTCCAGAATCCGGGTAAAGGTTTGAAGCTTTCCAGAGTCCAGGGCCGCAGATAAATCCAGCACTGCCGTCACAAAAGCCCGGGACACGCCCAAGGTGTTGTCTAGCGTACCGATAGCCCGTGTTGCGCTGTTTTCAAGAACAGTAAACGCACCACTGATAGTGGTTTGCGCCCGGGCAAACTGGTCATCAATTGACTGGGTTTGGCTAAGAATGGCCCGAAACAGTTTTTCGGATGTAATTGACCCTGTTTCGCCGAGCTTTCTCAGGTCTCCTACTGCTACCCCAAGACCGTCAGCAATTGAGCGGGCGAGGCCGGGCGCCTGCTCAAGCACCGAGTTCAGTTCCTGCCCACGCAGCACACCAGAAGCAAAGGCTTGCCCAAGCTGGACCAGCGCCCCTGCTGCGGCACCGGCAGACACGCCGCTGGCCGACATTGCCTTACTGATGGACTCAGTAACCTGGATCATCTCCGTCTGGCTCACGCCCAGAGCGGAAGTGGTTGAAGCGATTCGCTGGTATAGCTCTGCCGTAGGCTCAAGCGCCGCCTGCGATCGCTGCGCTACCTCAAAAACCTCTTGAGAGACCTTGGCCAGCTCTTGCTGGCTCACGGTCACTTGCTTTAGCCGGTTCTGAACGGAGGTCCATGTTTCAGCGTAGGCAATGAGTTCGCGTGTGCCCAAGTACCCAACAGCAGCCACACCAATTGATTTAAGCGAGCTGACAATCTGGCTGCTCGCGCTTTGGGTCGACCGCTCGATTTGGCCCATGCGGTTTGTTGCCGTTCGGGCGGCGCGATCCATTCCCTGTTCAAAACCGCCAATGCGCGCAATGAGATCGAGTGTCAGGGTTCCCAGTGAGCGCGAGGCCATCTGCTTTTCTCCAGGTAACAAAAAACCGGCCTTGGCCGGTTCTTAGTGATGATGCCCGGGTATCAGTCATACCGGGCTTGCTTTGCCTCAATCATTTGAAGCTGAACGGGGCTTAGTGCTTTTCCCGCACTGCGGGCAATAAAGGCTGTGTTTGGCTATCGTGGCGGAGCAGTTTGGGCACTCCACCACACGCACTTTTTTGACTCGCTCAATCTCTGCCTGCTCAATCACAGACGCTTCACGGGTAGCGGCCCGCTCAGCCGCTTCTTTTGCCCGGTACTGTTCATTGACCTGTGAAATCATCTGCTCGGTGTTGCTGGGCACAGACCGCTTGGAGCCTGACATCAAGATCACGCCAACAACCAAAATAGAGACCACAACGGCCACGGCCAAGCTAATAATCAGCCACAGACCATAAGCAGCAATTGCGACAGCAATCAGCCCGAGCAGCCATGGCGCAAGAATGACGGCAATGACGATAAGGACCAATAAAATGGCTAACTGCACGGGTGATTCCTCCCTGAAATGGGCGGCAATCTAACACTATCGCCCGGAAGCGCCCAACCGCAGCCACTTACTGCCATGTCGCCATAGCCTCTTCCAGGCTGATCGTTGCCTGCGCCTGGCTGTAAACCATGAAATCGCTGAGGTCCATTTTCCCGCCAGCCACCTTGCTGGTCAGGTGGGTCAACAGCGCGAAGTGACGCTCCAGGCGCCGGTTTTGATCGAGAGTGCCGTACTTTTCCCTATAAGCGATCCAGTCCAGCACTTCGCGGTGGGTTAGCCGCTCCTTGGCTTCGGCAATGGTGCTGCCTCCGATGCGGTTCAGCACCAGTTCGTGCCAGAACTCATCGGAGGCGCTTAGTTTTTTGCTTGATCCTTCCCGGTGCCGTTGGCTTCATTGACCGCGGTGAGGATGGCAAAGCCCAGGGACGACTCCAAGCTGAAGGCATCTTCGTAGCTAAGCGCTTCAGCACCCTCTTCACCCAGGAACACGCTGGCCGCGATGTATTTGGCGTTGCGGCTTTGCTCAGCTTCGTCCGGGGCAAATAGGCGTTCGATGACACCGAACGACTGGCGGCGGATATGCACGTTGAATTTATCAGTCACGTCCTTGCCAGTGACAGGGTCGGCATGCACCCAGGTGACTTCTTTTTTAACCAGCGCGCCGTCGACGATTCCGCCTTTGGCTTTGAGTTTCTTGAGGTTCATGGAAAGCCCTTAGATGTTTTTGCGGATCCAGGCGAGACCGCCGGAACGCTGAATGGAAACGGTCGAGGCAACCCCTGCGTTTGCCGCGAAAGAGAACGGGAAGTCGCCCACATAACCCTCAAAGGCACACCAGGTGCGCGTCTTCGGGAATTCAAAATCGTCACCTGCCTCATTCAAGGTCGGAGGTGCTTCCCCATCGGCCCAGCCAATGGCCCACTTGATATTGTCTTCACCATCCGCTTCGGAAAGCTGATGCACGCGGACGTGGCTTGCATTGGTGGGGTCAGCGTTGAGGCCAATGGATGCCTGGCCGGGCGTGCGCAAGCCCTTCTTGTAACGGCGATCTTTATCACTGAGGCATGTGTCTTCGATCTGGTCTGCCGGTGAGCCAGCCGGGTCGAAGGTGGTGATGCACTCCACCTCCATTACGGTCAACGGGCCGGTACCGGGCGCAGCCGGCACGAGGATGTAAGCCTGCGTGCCCTGTGTGAGAACGGACATGGGTGTCTCCTTTAAACGAAAAAACCCGCTCAAGGCGGGCCGGGGGTCGGTGTTGGTTTAGCGCGGTACCAGCCAGTCCACATCGAAGCTGTAGCGGTAGGTCTTGGTGGCCGGGTCGTGTGAGTCGCCGCCCCAGCGCGCAATATTGGCCTTGAGTTCAATAGCGTTCCTGACGGCTTTGGCAACGTCACGGGCCTGGGTCACGGAGAGCCCATAAACATCGATTTGCAGACTGAAACCGTCGATGTCCGGGCGGTGAGCCAGATAATTTTCAGGGTTACCTCCGACCGTCTGCCACACCACATAGGGCTTGGCCACCCCTTCAGGCGCTTCGCCAAAGGGGTAGATCCGCACGGGCGAAACGCCCAGCAAGGCCGTTACCGCCGGGTCAGCGGCGCACACTGCGAAAATCGGCGCGTACATCAGCGGCCCCCCAGCAAAGCGTTGATTTCAGTGTTAAGCACTGCAACAAAGCGATCAGTGACCGCCTGCACGTTCCTGGAAAACGCCGGGCGCATAAACGGCACCCCCGGGTTGTGCTCGGTACCGAGCTCGATGTAACGCCAGTGCCGGGTGTCGCCGCCTGGGTTTCCGGAGGCGTCCTTGCTGTGCTGGTTGGAGCCCGAGCCGCCGCGCACACCTACCCGCATCACCACCCCTCCTTCGCGCCTGGACTGCTTGCTCGACTCCTGGGTGATGAGGTTGCGGAACACCTTCTCTTTGGTGGCCGGATCATCGATGGCCTTGGCATTGGCTTTCGCGGCGTCACGCACGATGTTCATCGCCGCTCGCGCCGCTTTGCGCAGGCCTTTCTTTTGCAGCCGTGGGCCCAGGGTGCGCATTTTGTCGACCACACCATTGAGCCCTTGGATATTGAACTGCATTCCGTCAGCCATCATTCACCCCCGTAGCGACAACAAGGGTCAGGTACTCCAGTCCCGAGTTTCTGTCCGGGAGTGGCTGACCAATGATTCTGAAGATTTGCCCGCGGTGCAGGATGCGCATGGTCGGCAGCACGCCTGGGCGATAGCGGATCGTAATCCGCCCGCTGGCCTGGGACTGGCTTGCTTGCGCGGCAATCAGGTCGCGGGCGCTGAGTGGGTCGACTGCCGCCCATACACGCGCAAACTCAACCCAGGCCGTTACTACCTCGCCTGTGACCGGGTCTTGCTGTGTGGTTTGGTGCTGGATGACGATCGGGTGTCGCAGATCCCCCGCTCTCATGGCTCAGGCTCCTTTCTGGCCGGGCCTGTGAAGTTGCGGGACGACCACAGCAACGACTCCACCCCGAGCGGCACCTTGTCCGCCGTGGTGCCCACAACAACCGCTTCGCGGACGGCGTAGGAGTTGCCAAGCAGCAATAGCAACGCTGATTTGAATGATGCAGGTATGTCGCTAGCTTGAAGAAATTCGGGGTTGTCGCAGTACCACAAGGCCCAGGCCAAAGCAGACTCGGCATACAGCTCGATCAGGTCGTCGTCCTCCTGGTGATCGACCCGAAGGTGCTTGCGCATCAGCTCAATCGACAGCAGATCCGCAACGGTGATGGTCATTTTTTCGAGCCTTTCTTCTCAAGGTCGACCGGAGTTGTGGGCTCTGGCTCTGGCTCTGGCTTCAGGATTGGATCGGCCTGGATCTCTTCTGCCAAGCCCATTCCGATCAATGCTTCTGCATATTCGTCTTTAACCACTCGCA